GGGCGTTAGCACTGTGGAGGTATTCGGGGTAGATGTGCAGATGTCGGCAAGTACGACGAAGCTCGACACAAAAGAGATGACGCATTACCTCGAACGCATACAGCAGTTTGCCCTTGCGGACTTGGGTATTGCACTGCCGAACCCGTCGGACTTGTATTGGGAGCAGTTCTACCAGAAGTATAAGGGGTGGATATGAAAAGAAAGCCAATTCTTACGCAAAACGCCTAAAATGGTGTAGAAAACGCCTAAAATAACGGGAGGCACATAAAACGCCCAAGTATTCAGAATAATATGAATATTTTTGGGCGTTTACTTTAAAAACATATAGGAGATATAAGTATGCCAATACCAATAATATTAGGAGCTATTGCGGCAGCAGGAGCGATAACAAGTGCCGTACTAACAGCAAGAGCAAATAAAAAACACCGAGATGCTCTCGATAAGGAGGCAAATAGACAGAAGCAGTTTTATGAGGGGCAGCTGAACGAGAACCCTCTCGACCAATTTCACAATAGGGCATTGATAGGGGAAATGCGTCGTGCGGCAAATGCTCGTATAGAGCAGGAGCGAGCGAGACGTAAGATAACAGGTGAGTTGGACACTACCAATATGATGAAAGACCAGAACGCACAAGCTATGCAGAATATGTATAGCCGTATAGCAACTAATGCCTCATTGCGTAGAGATGGTATATTGAACGCATACGAGAGAAGTAGGCAGGGGATATATGCACAGCAGGCAGATTTGCAACGAGCCGAGATGCAGAACTATGCCAATCTTGCGAGTAATATAGGTAATGCCGCGGCTACGGCTATGGGTGGATATTCGGGCAAAGGGATTGGTATCGGTGGAGGGAGCAAAGCACCCAAGATAAATATCGGTACACAAAACGTAGATACACCTGCATATAATACAGGAGATATACAGGACATAAATAATCCAAACAAGAATACATATATAGCTTAACACTACGACGATGATACTTGATATTGACAATAAGAAGAACGCTATAGGGACGAAAGAATATCCTGACAACTATCACGACTATAAGGACGAGGAGAATTATGATGTCGATAAAGAGCCGTCGACACTGGAGGAATGGGAGGCAATGCAAGGCGACGAGCAGCAGCCTATCGGCAATGTATCTGAGAGAGGCGATAGTCAGTTGCAAAGTACAAGACAAGATAACGCCTATAAGCGTACAAATACACTACCTCCGAGTACAGAGGCGGCAGATACATATTGGCAGTGGGCGAAAGATAGGGATAAGGAGATACGACGTAACAATCCCAGAGATTACAAGACAATAGCGGATTACTATTTGCGAAATAACCCTCAACCTACTTTGCCCGAAGATGATATAAAAGCGGAGAGACGGCGAGCTAACCTTGCTATGCTTAGTGAGGCATTACATTTATTGGTAGATATAGGTAGTGCTGTCGGAGGAGGTAATGTGTATAAAAGAGAGCCGCACGCACTACGGGCAGTATTGGATAGTAAAGGTAGGCGTGAGGCGTTGATTGATAGTTATCGGAGAAACTTATCGAGATGGCAAGATGCATACGCTAAGGTGATAGGCGACGCAAGCCAAGAAGACAGAGACCGTACTATCGATATATTCAGGACGATATACCCTGCATATACGAGTCTGGATAAAGAGATGTTGCGACAAGACAATAGATTGGAGCTTGAGGCAGAAAAACAGAAAAACGCCTTAGAGAGACAAGAAAGAGCACAAAAGGCAAAAAAAGCTCTGGAAGACTACAAGAATAATCTAAAAAAAGACCTATACAGATACAAAGAAGAACAGTTGATAGGAGTATGGTTTCCGGGTGAAACTAAACCATTCCGAATCCCCAGGCGAGATAAACCTTTCTATGATACTATAATAGAGGTATATATTGCTGAGATGGGTCTACCACACCCTATTTATGATAAGCGTAATGGCAAGTGGGTTATTCCAACGAAAGCCGAAGTCGATGTTAAAAAGTCGGAAAATATGGCTAATATGAACAGCGGACAGATGGGTGCAACGAAAGAATACTATGGAGGTACGGTAAACCTCAATAATCCGAAAGCGGGTACACAAGGAGGGAATAATCAAGGAAAGAAACCCAAGAAACCATTTTAATAACAAAGACAGTAGTAAATAATCATATATGGGCGACATAAAGAAATTATACAAATACCTTCAATCGAGGAAGGTACAGGGACTTGGCAGCGAAGAAGAGTTTAAGGACGGATTTTTGAACGATAGTGCTTTTTCGCAGAGGGTTTACGACTATGTGAAGCCTCTGTTTGACGATATAGAAGGGACACACAAGGAGTTTGTCGATGGTTTTAGAGAGCCAAAGAATAATACTGCCTATGCTACACCTGTGCCTTACGAGAAGAAAAGGTATTATGGTATAGGAGAGGATTATCCCGATTGGGTTGATAAGCAAAAGCAGTATTTCGGTAATCCACCTAAAGATATAGATGAGGCTGCCGTAGGGATAAAGAAAGCGAACAATATGGAACTAACGCCTCAGGAGAAGAGTCGTGAGCGTCGGGCTAAGGCGACAGAGCACGTAAATGCCAATATAGGCGTTGAACGGTATAATGCATATAAAGAGGCAGAGGCACAATATCGGGCTGCGATAACTTCACGTTTGGACGCAGATATAGAGAGGGCAAAAGCAGATAAGAGAGCAAAAGAAGAAGAGATAAACAAAACCATACCGCAAGGCTCTCGTGCTTTGGCGTTGTTTCCACAGGCAAAGATGGCTGTACAATGGACAGTACCCGCCTATACATTGGATGTATTGGAAGATACGAAAGAGTTGCTCGAAGCTCCGACGAAAGGTAGTAATTGGGCGGGCAGTATGTGGGCAGGATTTAGGGATAATGCCGATATAAAAAGTTTCTTAAGTCTCGGTATGAGTACCTTTGCCAAGACGGGTAAGGTATATGATATATGCAGCCGATACACAAATGGAGAGAAATTGACCGACGAGGAGACTAATCTATTGGAGGCTCTTGCGATGAATACGGCAGTAGTAGGACTACGAGCAGGCGACATTAGCGGTTGGTATCGGTCTGGGGAAGTGACCGGTGATATGGTAGAAATAATGGGACAATTTTTACTTACGGGAGGTATTGGCACAGGTGCGTCGAAGGTAGTATCGAAAGCGATAGGAAAGACGATGCAGAAGATACTACCGAAAGTGGTATCGAAGATGGGAGCAAAAGGTGCTGTGGGTACTGTACTTCGTGGAGCTAAGTTTGCAGGTAAAGGAGCGGTCGATGTAGTGGCAGGCGGAGCTGCTCAGTCGATATATATGCCGAGTACATATAGTGGCTATTGGGAGAAAAAGTCGGGTACGGTAACACACGGAGATAAAGATGGTGAGTATAATATAGAGCCTTCGAAAATAAATGATTTGCAGGCGATGTTGAGCTCGATGGCTGAGACAGGAACAGAGCGTCTTGGAGGAGCATTTGTGGGAGCGGGCAGTAAGATATTGAAGAATATAGTGCCGAAGAGTTGGGCTAAACTATCGACCAAAGGAGCGATAGGTGCATTAATAAAGGCAGGAGGTACTGCCAATAAATATATGGCGAAAGCAGGAGTAAACAGTACTATGGGCGAACTTAGCGAGGAGTTTGCAGGAGCTGCTTTCGATAAAGCTATCGGAGCGAGTAGCGACGAAGAGTGGAAAGCTTTTTGGAGCAAAGACAATATGCTGCAGATGATAGGCGGATTTGCTCCGATGAGTATGTTTGGTCTTGGTATGAATGGGGCTACGATAGCGAATAAGAGACTATCGGCTCTGAGGTCTAAACGTAAGTTTGTAGCATTTACCAGAGAGGCGGGTAGCAAAGAAGGGGTGAAGATGGCAGAAGACATTCTCAATGCTCCGATAGAGGACTTAGGCAATAAAATGCACAAATATACGCAAGAGATAGGCGGATATACGGACGGCGAACTTAATGATAAAGGAGTAGAGTTTAATTATTTTGCCGCCGAGATGTTAAGAAAAAGTACAGAGAGAGATATAGCTGACGAATGGGATAGTGATATACGGCAGGAAGCAGAAGACAATGTAAATACAGGCGATAAAAGGACAATAGATGATACGGTAGATGATAGAGTAGATGATACGGAGCAAACGATACCACAAGTACAGCAAGGCGACGAAGTGGAATATGATAATGCACGATGGATAGTAGGTAGCATAGCTGAAGAAGATGGTGAATATACGTTTGGAGAGGAAAGCATACCGCTAAAAAAAGGCAATGTATTGATGTTCGAAGCTGACGGTAACGGCGTACGGATACTCGATAGTGTTGCTGACTTATACACTGAAGATAACGACAATGGTATAGAGAGTAGAAGACAGGAGGTATATGAAAAGTATCGCCCTGTGATGAATGTAGACACGGGTAATATAATACAACTGAGTAGCACCGCTGATAATGATAATATTGCGTACGTGGTAAAGGGAAGAGTTGTGTATGATGAAGAGGGCAATATAGACTATGACAAGAGCGATGACACAATATATTACAAGGTATATGATAAGGAGGGCAACGAAGTAGACGGAGGCACTCCGAGACCTCTACATTTGAAAACACATAGGACAGAGTTTGGCAAAGTGTTGAGCGATACACCTATCGAGGAGTATGTAGACAATGAGTTATATCCACAAGACGAGACCGAACAAAGTAGTGCTACGGGAAATGTAAGCACGGATGAACGTCAGGAAGTTACGTATCCACAAAACATTGTCTTGAGTGATGAAGAGGCGGACCTACTAATGTCGGCTATGGAGCAAAACGCAGAGGCTATGCAAAACTTGGAGCTGAATTATGATAATTGGTTGTCTGAGTTTGGTAGGGACGGCATAGTAGATACGCCGATAGGTAGTGTAAAGATGGGGGATAATCAGTTTCTTAAAATGTCAAGTAAGGAACGACAGGGGCAGTTTGGTATGGTCAGACCTACGCTGACGAACCCCGATATAATTATAGAAGAACCGAGCGAAGCACGAGTAGGGCAATCTACCGAACGAGGCAGCAGTTATCTTTTCGTTAAAACGTTTGATGTAAATGGAGAGAAGATAAGGCACTTTGAGAGCATTACCGTTAAAAAAGACGGTTTGGAGGTGTCTGTAAGCAGCCATATAATAAAACCTGCCCAATTGAAGAGCAGGTTATTAAATGGTAGTATACTGTGGAGTAAGCCCCAAATTGCGAACTCTATTGTTTCGGGCGAACAACAAACTTTGGACGATAGTCGCATACAGGACCCGAATGCGAACAATCACGGCTCGGAAGTTCGAGTATCTACCGATGGCAAAGGTACAACAAAAAATCGGAATACACAAAATACTGTTTTGAACAACAAACCCGAACTAACTTCTATCGGTTCTGATGGGTACTTAACCGAAACCCGCGATGGGCAGTCGGACCTTGTTCCTACACAAGAAGCTAATTCGGATTCACAAGGCAAAGGTACAACAAATAACTTAAACGAACAAGAGGAATTTTATAATTCTTTACCGAGAAACAAGAAGGGCGAGGTAGACGAGAGCCGAATGAATGCTGAACAGAAAATAAGATACGCACAAGCGGAGTTTGGTCAAAATGCCGATTTGGTAAGGGACTATATAGCAGAGCAGTCGAAGGCACTAAGTGAAAAGATATCGAGGCTGACGAATAAGACAGGTAAGAGCGTGGCAGAATACAAAGAGCTTGCAGCACTGCAAGAGGACAAAAAGGTGTTTGTGGACTATCTTAACGAGCAGCGACAGCAACAAGAACAAGCTATGCCGAGACGTACGGTAGAGGAGGCAGCGGCTAAACGTGAGGAGTCTCGACGTGAAGAACAGGCACAACGAGGACAAATGGTACGAGAGAAAGAGGAGCGAGAGGGAGTACCCGATTTCTTGCAAGATACGCCAGAAAATGCTCGTCTGAGAGGTTTCAGGTTGCGTACAGGTGAACGCATAGACAGGCAAGAGCCTATCGAGGTGAGCAAATATAATACGGCACGTCGTAAGTTTACCAACGATACGGGGGCGGTCGAAGAGGGGCGACCGACGGTGAAGCGTACTATAATAGACAACGCACAAACGAGATTGCAGCCATCACACAGAGGAGGACGGGCAAATATATATCACTTTATCACAGAAGCACAGCCAAAAGAACGCACTGACAAAGCGAGCAGAGTATCGGCAGCACAGATAGCGGCAAACATAAACCCCGAAGAGATAACGGGCGGTATAACTGCATATAATGGTAGCCCGATAGCCAATAACAGACTGGAGGTGATACAGGGTAATAACAGGGCAGAAGCATTACGCCTGATGTACGAAGAGTATCCGCAGTCTGCAGAGACGTACAAGCAATATCTGATAGACAATGCAGAGGATTACGGTATGTCGGCAGACGAGGTACGGACGATGAAAGAGCCTATTGCTGTGGATATATACGAAGGTACGGACGGCAACGCCATACTACTCGGACAATATACACAGCAGGACGTAGAGAGCGGTGGTGTGCACAGGATAAACCCGAGCGGAGTAGTAAAGCACCTGAAATCGCACAATATGCTCGACAGGTTTATAACGGGACTACTCAAAGGGGTAGACGAGGAGAACACGGTATCGGACGTTATATCGGCAAATCTGAGAGATGTATTGCCTATCTTGGACAAGACGGGAGCAATATCGATGACGCAACGGCAGGGCTTCTTTGATGAGAGAGGCGATGTAACGAGCGGAGCTATTGATGACTTCAAGGGTATACTAACAAGCCTTATAACAGAGGGAGGGTATGCCAATATCAATAGCGACTTTTTGAATTTGCCTGATAGTGCGAAAACTGCTCTGTATCTACAAACATACAGAGCGGTACTTAATAAACAAGACGGACCGACTATTTTGAATGATATACAAAACAGTATCTTGCTATACACATTGGTATTTGGCAATAACAATAAAGGCAAGGTTGGGGTAGACGAATCACGTAGAGAAGTGATGAGTTGGTTGATGACAGCACAACCCGACTTCAATACGCTGAATGAAGACGGCACATACCCATTGGTAGATATGCGGAAGAAATTCAGTAATTTTGCTGCGGAACTTGCTATACTGTATAAGTCGACCAACTTACGTTCGTCGAAAGATAAAGGAAGAGGACTGTATAATATATGGGATGACTTTTATAATTTATTGGAAGGTAAGGGGGACTTGTTTACAACAGGTGAGAAAAAGAGTTTACAAGAAAGTATTAACGAAAATTTCAATATAGATTATGTACCCATTAGACAGAATGAGCGCAATACTTTGGACAGCGGAGGTGAAGCGAGCCGAGCAGGGCGACGAGACAGCGAAAGCGAACTTGGCGTCGGAGAACAATCTGAGGCAGGAACAGCAGCAACCGACGATAGAGGAAGAACTGAGACAGATATTGCAGAAGCGGTAAAAGAAATAGATGTTGAGCCGACCGAAGCACAGAAGAAAGCCGGTAACTACAAAAAAGGACACGTAAAAATACAGGGTTTTGATATAACGATAGAAAACCCTAAGGGTGCTATACGCAGAGGAGTAGACGATAATGGCAAGGCGTGGAGCACCGAAATGAAAAACCACTATGGATATTTCAAAAATACTGAGGGCAAAGATGGCGACCATATAGATGTTTTTATCGGAGACAATCCCAATAGCAAAAGAATATTTGTAGTAGACCAAGTAAACCCGAAGACAAAAGAGTTTGACGAAAGTAAAGTTATGCTTGGTTTCGATACGGAAGACGAAGCCCAAAAAGCGTATCTTTCGAACTACTCAAAAGACTGGAAAGGATTTAAGGATATTACGTATGTAGATATAGACACATTCAGAGATTGGCTATATGACGGAGCAAAACAACGTAAACCATTCGGAGAGTATAGTAATATCCGTTTCCGTTCTATAAAGGATATAAACGACCGCTTTAACGAGGAGCTGCAACAGCAGATAGACGGTACACTACCGAAGGGGCACGTGTATAGTTTGGGTATGCCCAACGATATACTGAGAAGTGCGGGATTTCCTAATGTGCCTATTGAATTGTCTGCTTCTCACTTGGAAAAGAAATCTATTGCAGCCCAACATCCTTTTGAACTAAAAGAGATAAAAAGCCTTGTGAAAGCATTGCAAGACCCAATGGCAGTATTTGCCTATGGCGACAAAAAAAAATCGCAGAATGTTATTGTAGAAATACAACACGAAGGCAAAAACTTTGTTGTAGGAATACATTTCAATCGGAAACGAGGAAGTGCAGAAATATCAAGTATACGTGGTTTGTATCCAAAGGATAATGCCGAATGGTTGAATTGGATTAGTCAGGGTAAATTGCTATATGTCAATAAAGAAAAAATCCAAATCTTAATAGACCAACAGCGAAGAAATCTCGCTGACGTGGAATATCTCGATTTGAATTATGTTGCAAAGGTAATAAAAGATTTCGACAATCCGACGCTTTCGGAAGAAAAAAATGAGGAGACACGTCTGAAAGCCTCGAAACGTAAGGCACGAGGAGCGACTACCGAGAAGCTCGAAGAGCTTGTAACGTTGCTAAAAAAGACGGGTTTTGCCGATGTAAAGACAGGCGAAGACTTTTATAATGCTTTGGCAGAGATAGGAGGCAGCGAACATTATTTGCGTCCGAATGGCACGGTATTAGGCTTCGTAAAGGGCAACACCATATACCTCAATCCTGATGAGGTAAGTCTGAACACGCCTATACACGAGTTTGGGCACTTGTGGGTAAGTCAGGTGAAGGGGCATTTTCCTGAATTGTGGGCGAAAGGTAAAGAGTTGTTCCTCGAAAGCGACTATTTGAGAAAGGTGCAAGCGGACCCGAACTATCGCCACTTAGACCTCGACGGGCAGATAGACGAGGCTATGGCGAGGGCTATCGGCGACAGAGGGGAGCAGGAGCTCGACAAGACGTTACTCGAGAAAATACTCGACTGGATAGCAGAGGTATGGGAGAAGATAGGCGGAGTGTTCGGAATAGATAATCTTACGTCGGAGCAGATAAGTAACCTGACGTTGCAAGACTTCACGGATATGGCTACGAGTGAGCTATTGAGTGGGCAGAGTCTCACGGAGAGAGTGAATGGCAACAGAGGAGGAGTTACCCGCTACAACACTGCCGATGAGACCGCGGACATAAAGGCGAGGTCGATAGCGGACGGCACGTTTATGAAAGCCCCTAACGGCAAAGATACTAACCTTACCGAACGGCAGTGGTTGCAGGTACGGACGAAGGCGTTTAAAAGGTGGTTCGGAGACTGGGAGAAGACGGCACGTATAGAGAAGTTGAAGAAGACGAAACCGATAGAGATAACAGGTGAGGAGTACAAAGGTAAATATGAGCTGAACCGTGATAGTGCGAAAGCATACATAAAAGATAGTTTGAGAGGAGAATATACTAATAAAGACACAGGCGACACAATTCTTTTGGCAAAAGACGGAGCACAAAAGGTTACCTCTCATAGTATGGGTAATGAAGCACATTTGAAATCTATTGCCGTAATACCTGAACTTATCGAGAAATCTATCTTTATAGATGAATTGCCTAATGAAAAAAATAACGGCAAATATGACAGTTATCGTTATTATGTATCAGGATTGAAGATAGGTGGTGTAGATTATACCGTGAAGTTGGCTATTGGTATAGATGAATATGGGAACAAATATTATGACCATTCACTTACGGAGATAGAAAAGGGCAAACTGATAGATGAGGTTGGCGCTTTATCTACCACGTTGCCCTCAAGCAATCAATCTGCCCTTTCGGAGTACAAAGATAGTAAACTTATTTCACTCCTGCAAGAAAATTCTTCAAAAGTGGTAGATGAAAATGGTGAGCCTTTGGTCGTGTATCACGGGACGAATAAATTCGGTTTCACTGTGTTTGATAAGGAGTTTTCGGACGATAAAACGAGTGTTTTTTTCACCGACAGAGTAGATATAGCCAAAGGATATGCAGGTGTCAATGCCGACGTACGAAGTTTGTACGATGATGATACTGCCGGTGGTTATTCAAAAGATGAAATACTGTCTATGTTGTTTGCTGATGTAGATATATCTTCACATACGAACGGCTGGGATGTTGCCAACGATATATTGCCTTATATAACAGAGGATATAGGTATTACTGCCGAGTATGACGACGAAGATGGAGTGCTTACACTCAGCTCTGATTACACAGGAGATACATATAGGCTTACCGATGAGGAGTTTTCTTGGGAAAAGGTGGAAAACTGGCTCAGGGACAACGCCGATTTAGAAAATGTCATTGATAAAGACGCAGGAATATATGGTGTGTTTGTCAATGCTCATAACGTATTGGACATAGACGCAGGCGGTAGTATGTGGTCTTCTATTCATAAGAAAAAGGTAAAGGGTGCAGAGGGCGTAGGCAATATGGATACCCGCGATATTGTAGAGCACGCAAAAAAACTGAATTATGACGGGGTATATATAAAAGATTTGCTCGACACAGGTGGTAGAGGTTACGGTTTAGTCGGTGATATTGAAGGAGATATTTTTATATCGCTTGTGGATAAAAATCAAATCAAATCGGCGACGGACAATATCGGTACTTTCAATGAGGAAGATGAGGATATAAGGTACTTGGTGGAGGGTGCAGATTACTTTGTTAACGAGCGGTTTAACGAGCAGTTGGAGCATTTGACGGAGGCGAACGCCGATAGTACTATATTTTATTTAGGAGAACCATCGGCAGAAATGCTTGCAGTTGGGATAAAGGATAGTTCTTTGAAGCTTTATGGCAATAAACTACAATCTAAGGCGAAGAAGCACGGTTTTGACGTTAAAGATGTAAGGGATTTACCTGAGGCTATACACGACCCGATAGCGATATTCGAGGGAGCAGAAGACGGCAGTTTTGCCATACTTACAGAGTTGTCTGTCGGAGATAATAATGTACTGGCTACCCTATCGGTAGGCAAAGGTAACGATGTAGATTTCAATATAGTAAATTCTGTTTACGGTAAATACAACAAGAATGTTGTGGGCTGGATAAATAAGGGTAAAACGCTCTATGTGAACAAAGAAAAAGCTCTCGATTATCTACGCATTTCCGCTCCAATTGCGGAGGCACAAGATAAAGGAGAACTTAATCTGTCTGCAAGTGCAGAAAAAACTCTTGCTTGGCAAGCTGCTCTCGCTCCCATTGCGAGTGCCACACTCAAACAAGATCTTATTACTGCTACAAAGGTAATAGAAAATTTTGAGAATCCGCCAATAAATGAGAAAAAAGTTATCGACGATACCACAAATGATATGGTACGGTATTCGATAAAAGCCTCCGAACAACTTGACAAGGAAGATGAAGTGATGGGAGAAAGGGCGGCAGAGATATACGAGGCGAGGGTGAAGATGGGAAAGCAGATGAACCAAAGTAACCCCAATCTAATGCCGAACAAAAAGATATTCGACGAGATAAACGAGAAGACGGAAAATCGTCGGGCTAAGATAGCGGAGCACGCTGCCGACTGTTATCTGCCGATGAAGCACCTTATTGAGGTATTTAATAAGCACGGATATAATGTATCGGATTACAACAATTGGTATATGAATGTATTTGCTCTTGCGGGCAAGAACGAGGCAGAATACGAAAAATACCAAGCCGAGCGGAGTGTGCCGCTACAGAGAGCGGCAAAGGTGGCTATGGACAGCGGTAATATCACGTACAGGGATTTGGAAAACTACCTAATATTGAAGCACGGACAAGAGCGTAACAAATACTATAAGGAGAGAGACGAGAAGCTCGGTGTAAAACCGATGAAAGACTATTCGGGAACTGAGGCGGTGATGTTTGAGGAGTTTTGCAAACGCACAGGTATAGAGGTGAAGACCATAGAAAAAAGTATACCTGAACTTGTAGACGGAGACCCCAATACAATACAATATGGCAAGGGCGATAGTGAATTTAGCAAAGACGGAAAAAAGATACCCGCTTTCGAGGTAAATAAGAGGTTCGAGTTGTGGAGAAAGCAACATACACCCGAAGATATAATCGAAGACTACGAGGGCAAGATAGGCAAAGAAAAGGTAGAAGACCTCTGGGCTAAGATACGTAAAGCTACACAGTTTACTCTTGACTGCCAAAAAGAAGGCGGACTTACGAGCGAGGCTATGTATGAGAAAGCAAGTGGAATGTGGGAGTACTTTGTGCCTTTGCGTGGTTTCGATGTCGGTACGGCAAAAGATGAATACAACTATGACCTTAACGGTATCACGTTGTTTACCGACTTCAAGGTAGAACCTACGCTTGGACGTACACGGAGGAGCGTATCGCCGTTGGCGTGGACGGAGCAGATGGCACACATAACGATACAGCAGAAGAATAAGAATTTGTTAAACCAAAGCTTGAGACGACTTGCGTCTGTAAGTACAGCGAGAAAGGACAATATAATGTTCTTGAGCAAGCAATATAAAGAGCCTGACATAATAGAGAACGGCAAAGTGGTAAAAAAGGGAGCATTGATATATCCGCCCGCTTACACGGGAGACCCGCAGATAGACGGAGCTGCATTTGAGAGATGGGACGCCGCTATGAAAGAGGGTGTAAAAAATGGTACAATAGAGGTGGTGGAACACAGTAATGTGAACTTCGGAATGATAGTATCTGCCGACAAAGTGAAGCAACACGTGGTGAGAGTATATGAAGGAGGACGACCGGTAGATATAATATTTAATACTTCACCGTCTGTACCGAGAGCTATAAACGGACTGAACAACAAGACGGTCGTACTCAATGATTGGTTTTCCAGACAAGTAAAAGCGGGCACTCGTCTGATGGCTCAGACAATGACGACGTATAATCCTGCATTTGTGGGTAAGAACTTTATGAGAGACTATCTGTTTGCCAACACAATGCTGATGGGTAAAGAAGATAGGACTTATAGAGCCAACTTCAATAAGAATATAGTAAAAGCACGCTCCGTAATGTTCGATTACGTAAAAGGTAAGAGTTTGCTTGGGTGGGCAGCCGGCGATAAAGGAAGCGTAAGAGACAACGAATATGGCAGATGGCTGACAGAGTTTGTGATGAATGGGGGTAAGACAGGTTTTTCGCAGATGTTTAAGTTCGAGAAGATGAGTAGTGACTTCAAAAAGCAGACTGAGAAGGGAGATAAAAAAGTACACTATGGAGTAAATGACTATATTCATTTTATCGAGGCTATGAACGATTATGCGGAGAATATAACGAGGTTCTCGGCGTATTGTGCAAGCAGACAGGCGGGCAGGTCGATAGAGAGAAGTATCAGCGACGCAAAGGAACTGACAATAAACTTCAACCGCAAAGGTATAGACGGCGGAGCGTGGGGAGAGATAAGGAGCTTATCTGCTTTCAGCAATGCGAGCATACAGGCGTTGGTGGTGTTCAGCAGAGGCGTAAGAGCAAATCCCAAACGTATGGGTGCTATAATATCGAGTTATGTAGCAATGCCGATTGCGATGGCAATAGTAGCAAGTTTAGTAGGCGGAGACGACTATTTCAAATTGTCTAAATACGATAGGCAAAACAACATTTGCATACCTATGTTTGGCGGAGGTTTTATAAAAATCCCACTGCCTCAGGAGCTAAGGGTATTTTGGAAACTTGGCGACGAGATAGCATTATGTATTTACAGGAATGAGCCGCCAGAGGTAGCAGCTCAGGAGGTATTTATGGGGGCACTCGACTTACTGCCGAGTTTTGCGGCAGGGGCAACATCGATAAGCGATGTGTTGGACGAAAAGATAGGGGCAGGTGATTTGCTTTTGGCACATCAACCGATAACAATAATACAGCCAGCTACTCAATTAATGACAAACAGGAACTTCCTTAACTATCGTATATACGATGATAATAAATGGGGCGGAAGACGTAAAGAGTTGCCCGAATATCGTAAGGCACTGCGTAACAAAGGAGGAGAGACTTATTCGCCTAACTTCGTAGTGAAGCTGAGTGAAGGTATTAGCAGATTGACCGGTGGCTCAGATTTGAAGCGAGGAGCAGTAGAGGTAAACCCCGACGTGATAAACCATTTGATGAGGGGATATTTCGGAGGATTATATAGTAGTGCGGTAGCAGCTATAAATATGGGCGACAAAGGAGCACAGTCGATAGCAGCAGGCGAGATGAAAATGAAAACGACAGACAGTCCGACGATGAAAGCTTTCTATGTATCGCCGAGTAACCTCAGATATACTGACGACATACTGAATGCTCGATATATGGACATACTGAAAGAGGCGAAGAAACACGCTGATGTATATGCCAACTATTTAAAGGAGGGCGAAGTCGATAGGTTCGAAGAAGAGACCAAAATGACCGAAGACGAGGCACTTGATTGGCGGTATTTGGTGAAAGGCATAGACAAAGAGGTGCAGGAGCTGCGTAATGAGATAGCAACAGCGGAGACTACCAAAGAGCGAGACGAAGCACTGAGGCAGCTCGAAGCATTACAGAGAGAGGCAATAGAGATAGCGGCAAAGTTGAAAAAATAAATTAATGACTGACTGTTCTGACAATTATATTCTGTATTAAAAATGTTAATTCCCACTCCTATGTCGATTTTTTGTATTACCTTAGCAAAGGGATAGGCACGTTGCTTTTTTTAATTGTTTTTTTATTTATGCTAAAATAATCAATCAATTAGGAGAGATAGACGAAAAATATGACACAGTGTATAATCTGATAGGAATAACAAGAATATAAAAAGATGAAGATACCGCAATTTTTATATGTTCCGAGAGTAAACACGCTCGGACACGACAAAATTATAATTGAGACTCGCAATAATATTTATTGGCAGGTTTTTGATTTTTTCGATATTGCCGAGCGTACTCAATGGTTGGAAGAACACCAAGAAGAGATGAAAGACCGAAATTTAATTACAGCCAATATTCACAAAAAATATCCGGTATTACTGCTATGTTTTTTTTGTGGCACGGAGATGAAGGCGACGGAGCTGATAAAGATAGGTAACCGGGCGTGCGATTGGTACATTCAGTTTTATCTACGCAATAAGCAGCTCTCAAAGCCACAATTTAGAGAGAAAGAAAAAAGCGAAAAAGCAAAAGAATATTTTAAACACTGGGTTTGGGGAGATAATGTACTATCTAATCCTGATTTACTTTATCTTATCAACCTTGAATATGGAGTGATGGTAAAATTCAATCACTTTGATACGGTATGGAGTACCTTTGAGGAGTTCGAACAGGATATTGCCGACGTACAGTTCCTGAGTGGTCATCGTCCGGATTCAGAGATTGTGGAAAAACTTATCGTCGACGCTTGGAATTTCTTAGCTATCTGCGAACGTATCAATGAAGAAGAGAATTTTTCTGGGGAAAATATTTTCATTGATTAATT